GCTGATCTTAAGAAGACTCTTAATGCATTAGTGAAAGGTGGTCAGCTACCAAACCTGATGTTCGCTGGGTCCGCGGGTCTTGGTAAAACCACAGTTGCTAAGGCGTTGTGTAATATGCTTGACCTCGATTACATTCTTATCAACGGGTCTGAAGAAAGTGGTATTGATGTACTTCGCAACAAGATTAAACAGTTTGCAAGTACGGTCTCGTTGCGAGGTGGATACAAGGTTGTCATTCTTGACGAGGCCGACTATCTACAGGCAAACAGTACACAGGTAGCTTTGCGCGGCTTTATCGAGGAGTTCAGTAATAACTGCAGATTTATTCTTACATGTAACTTTAAGAATCGAATCATTGAGCCGCTTCATTCACGATGCAGCGTGATTGAATTTAATACTACTAAGAAGCAACTTGCAAGCTTGGCTGGCGAATTCATGAAGCGGCTTACTTTTATTCTCAAGACAGAAGGAATTAAGTATGACGATAAGACGGTTGCAGAACTGATCATTCGGTATGCGCCCGATTGGCGTCGTGTTCTTAATGAGTGTCAACGTTATAGCGGCACAGGTGAACTCCCTTCGGCTATTCTCGTTGGTGCGAGCGATCAAAGTATAGCCGAACTTGTAAGCTATCTGAAGAGCAAGGACTTCAAGAATATGCGTTCTTGGATTGTCAATAACAGCACTCTTGATAGTTCGGTAATCTTCCGTAAGATTTATGACGGGCTGTATGACTATGCTGTTCCTTCGAGCATTCCAGGTATTGTGTTGATCCTTGCGGACTATAGTTACAAAGCTGGTTTTATGAGTGACAAAGAACTAAACATGGTTGCTTGTATGACCGAACTTATGGGGAACGCTGAGTGGCGCTAAAAATTATGGCTGCTACGAAAAAAATAACCGCTCCCAAAGAACCAACGGCGCCGAAAAACGACAAACCTAAAACATTAGGTCCCTTCGACTTCCTCAACTCTATCAATGCCGGGCAATCGTCTACGAACTTGATGGAAGGCTGCTATGCCGAAAGTGGCGAAGGTGCAACACCTGACAGTCCTGATCGTGCTTATGTACCATTCATGGTCAATCGTGGCTTGTCATACTTCAATGATACTGTAATGTTTGCAAACGAAATGAATCGTTATGCATCATTACCTGCCAAAATGCAGTATGACTTTTACCGACATGGCATTCGTCCTCGTAAACGTTTTAGTAAGTGGAGTAAACGCGCAGATGATACATCCGATGTACAACTGTTAATGAAACACTATGGATACAATTCCGATCGAGCGCGTGAAGTTATTGTATTTTACCCTGAAGAAGAACTATCTAAACTCCGAAAACAATATGACCGCGGCGGAAAATCTTGACTATCGTAACGTCTTTTATCGTAGAGGATCAACGATGCCGGAATGGTTTGATCCTTCTGCAACGGACGTTCCTCTATTTCTTCAATTCTCGCAATATGATGACATTCCAGTTGCATGGCGTGACTCTCCAAAGAATTCACCAAATCCTCGTAACCGTAGCATGAAGAACCTTTCTCCAAAGCGTTTTGTTAAAGCTAAAGCGAAGGCTAAGATTGCAAAGGAGTCGCGAAAAAGAAATCGAAAGAAGTAATAAATAAGAGTATCGCTATGAATATAGATACTCAAGAAAATATTGAATGGTCGCCAAGTGAAATGTTAGAAGTTCAACTTAACGCACCTGATGACTTTCTAAAGATCAAAGAAACCTTAACGCGAATCGGAGTTTCATCTAAGAAGGATTACAATACGCTGTATCAAAGCTGTCACATCTTACATAAGCAAGGGCGATACTTCATTGTGCACTTTAAGGAGTTGTTTATGTTGGATGGGAAGCCTAGTACGTTTACTGCCGATGATCGTAATCGTCGTAACACAATTGCTATCCTATTATCCGACTGGGGATTGCTTACAATCGTTAAAAAGATCGAATCTACTGACACGACTAATCTTAAGATGATCAAAATCATCTCACATCGTGACAAGGCAGATTGGACATTGATTTCGAAATATGCTATAGGAAACGTGAAAAAGAGCTAAACGATAAATAGCAATAACTCCTATGTGTGTTGTCGCAGTTAAATATCTAGATAAGTATGGTTGGGTCGGTGCGAAGAATCGTGACCGCAATTATATAGTTGGAATCGACGTTGTCCGATCTGATCGTGGCGGTGTACAGCGAATGTACATTGATGATCAGACCACGCGATGGACCGAAGGCATCAACGAACATGGACTGGGTATTCTTAGTGCATCTCTCACAGTAAAGGATGATGAAAAGGAAGGCGGTAAAGTTGCGTCATCGGGCCTAAAGCCAGGCGAACGCAATCCAATAGTATCACCTGATGGTCTTGCTATCCGTCGTGCTCTATTGCTGAAAGATCCAAAGAAAGCAGCACAGAGTTTGATTGACGATAAACTTGCAGGCGCAACTTACATCTTCAACAAGGACACTTGTTATTTACTTGAAGGTGGCTTTAACATCAGGAAGGATAAGGACTCTAAAGAAACTCCACGTAAGTATGTCTATGTGCTAAAGGAAATCTCGAAAGATGATGACCATTCAGTGCGTACTAATCACGGTATTGATATTCCACAGCTAGGTTATTCAAAAGATTCATCTGATGCGGCAACGCAAAGAAATCGCACAAGTAGTGAATCTCGCTGGTCCGCTGTTGAGACTGCATTTGATAAGACATCTGTTATTGATCCGCATGGTGTATTGGAATGCATGAGTGTAAAGCCTAACAAGGACTTATTCCTTAATCCAGTTCGTCTCGGCAATCCAAAGAAAGGCGACATGGTTACAACTGGACAGCTGCTCTTGGTTCCATCGGAATGCACTTTACACTATCGCCCAATTTACTCAAGTGTATCTTTTGACTATCCAAACTTAAACAGTAAAGATGGTACAAAGGTATACTTTGAAATCATCTCAAGCCGTAAACTACTTTCCTTTCAAGACTTTACAAAGAAAAAATAAAATGAAGAAATTATTCGTTATGCTAACATTTGCTTTGCTGCTCTGCAGTTGTGCTGCAGACAGAATCCATAGTACATCATATGATCACTTTGGACATACACAATGTAACACGCATTTTCGATGCGTTGACGGACACATCGTGTATAAATAATTTTGCAGACACGGTGTCTGCAAACATCAATGCTCGTTTGAGGTTGATGAAAACAACAAACTAAACTTGCTTAATAAGGAGTTAATGACAATGAATAAACTAAACTACTACGCCCCATTGGCGATTGGAATTGATCGCTTCTTTACTGAAGTCGAAAACGCGATCAAAGGTAACACGACATATCCACCTCATAACGTCATCAAAGACGGAGAGGATTCATACGGAATCGAATTAGCAGTTGCTGGTTTCTCTCGTGATCAAATCTCGATTGAAACTCAAGACCGTCTGCTAAAGATCACTGGTGAAGCACAAAAGGATGAACGTGAATATACCTACAAAGGAATTAGTACACGCAGCTTCACTCGCCAATTTACTTTGGCTGAATATGTTGAAGTTACGGATGCTACGTTGCAAGACGGTATTCTTAGCGTTTCATTGAAGCGCAATGTGCCTGAAGAAAAGCAACCACGTAAGGTTAAGATTGGCTAAAAGATAGGTTCTTAGAAAATATGCCAATGGGAGGTTTGTTATTTACAAGCCTCCCATTTTTGATTATAATAAGTACATGATTAATGGATTTTACACGTGTGTTGATAGATTCCAGAATAGCCTAAAGTACCGAGGCTATGACGAAAACGGTTCCAAAGTATATCAGTCTTACAAATTCAGACCAGTCTTTTATCTCGAAAGCAAGAATCCAAGTAAAGCAACGTGGCGTTCGCTTGACGGGAAGGCACTTGAGCCGATGCGCTTTGATAGCATGAGTGCAGCTCGAGAATTCTCTAAGACGTATGAAGGCATTCGCGAGTTTAAGATTTACGGCAATGACCGTCATATTCCTGCTTTCATTCAGGCTGAGTTTCCAAACAAGATTGATTATGATCGCCGCCTGATTGACATTGCATACTTGGATATTGAATGTCCAACTGGTGTTAATGGCGCTCCTGGTGGATTCCCACATCCAGGCGAAGCGAAGCATCCAGTCACTACAATTGCGCTTAAGAGTTCTCGACTTGGTCATTACATCATTTGGGGTCTTAAGGAATATGATGTAGGCGCAAGTAGCATTCCTCACATCGCAAAGGAATACCGCGAGTTTGAGTCTGAAGCCGAAATGCTACAGGATTTTGTTGATTGGTGGTTTGATCCTGTTAACACTCCAGATGTAATCACTGGATGGAACGTTCGTCTGTTTGACGTTCCGTATCTTGTGAACCGCATCTCTCGCGTCCATGGGTCTGACTATGCTATGAAGCTGTCTCCGTGGGGCAAGGTTGAGCAAAAGAACATTGTGATTAAAGGTAAGGAAAATGCTCTGTATGAAATCATGGGCGTTCAGCAGCTGGATTATCTTGACCTCTTCAAGAAGTTCACTGTGAATACTTACGGTGCTCAAGAATCATATAAGCTCGACAATATTGCTGAGGTTGTGCTGAATGAACATAAGTTGGATTAC